TATATATAGTATAAAACAAAATATAATAATATATAATAACATATAAACAAATATAAATTCAAATGTAATATAATATATGTGTGAATGATTTCACAAATATTAAGATCCTTTATATAAACAATAATCGTATACCAATTAAGCGTGATTTGCATCACGCTTTTTTGTATGGAGTTTAAATGTATAAAACAAAAGAACAAAAGCAAAGATTCTATAAGAGTAGTAACTGGTTAAAGTTACGACAGAAAGCATTGAAGAGAGATAACTATGAATGTCAACAATGTAAGCGACTTGGGAAGGTTAGTAAAGGACAGAATGTTCACCACAAGTTAGAGATAGAGTTCTATCCAGAACATGCATTAGATATTAATTGCCATAACATCGAACATGGCAGATTGTTTGGCAACGGTAGTAGGAAGAAGAGATGGAACGATGAAAAGTGGTAGTATTTCCCACGTAGTCCACTATTATTTCCCGGAAATACCCCCCTCAAAAAATTTTGAAAAAAATTTTTTTCTTCAGGAGCGGGCGGGTCTCTTTTTCGGAGCTGAATCGATATTTTTTTCACGAGGGGGGGGAGTGGTATAGCTAATGATAAAAAAAAATCGACCGTAAACCAAAGAGAATTAAAAAAATTTCTTTTGGAAAAGATTAATCAACCTGATAATATTCTTGAGATTGAGAAGGTAAATAGGTACATGCAATTTGTCGAATTAATAGCGAAACTTAAGCAAGATATTAAAAAGCAAGGAGTAACTATTGTAGTAGAAAATGGTAGTCAAAGTTATATAAAAACTCATCCTGCTATCGCTGAAATTAGTAAATTAAACACTAGTATGCTTGCAATCGAAAGAACATGGAATTTTAAAGTTGATTACATAGAAGATATTAATGATGATGATCTAATATGATTTTAAATAAATATGTAGAAGAGTATATTAGTGATTATCGTGAAGGTAAAATAGTATTAAATAAAGAACGTATTCAGCTAATAGAAATATTAGAGAAATATGTTTTTCCAAGAGATGATATATATTTCAATGATGATTTAATTGAAAAGTGTATAAAGTTTGGAGAGAAATATTATTTTAAATTACAACCATTTCAAAAGTTTATAATTGCTTTTGTTTTTTTATTATACAAGAAGAATGATAAGGCATATTATAGACGTTTTTTAATTATGATGGGACGTGGTGGAGGAAAGAACGGATTAATTTCTGTTTTAACCAATTTTTTAATTAGTTCACTGCATGGTATCCCAGATTATAATATTTCAATAGTTGCCAACTCTGAAGAACAAGCTAAAACATCTTTTAATGAGAGCTATAATGCTATTACAAGAAACCAGCGAATGGTTAAGAGTTTTAAGTGTACTCTTGAACAAATACAAAATCTTAAGACTAGAAGTATCTTGAAGTTTAGAACATCAAACGCAAGTACGAAAGACGGATTAAGAGATGGAGCTGTAGTATATGATGAAATTCATCAATATGAAAATAATAATACTGTTAGAGTATTCTCAAGTGGGTTAGGTAAAAAGAAAAATCCACGAGAGTTTTTTATTACTACAGATGGTTATGTAAGAGATGGATTCTTAGATAAGCAAAAAGCAAAAGCTAGTAAAATTTTAAGTGGTGAAAGTCCTAACAGTAATATGTTTATTTTCATCTGTAAGCTTGATGATTATGAAGAAATTGATAATCCTGATGTTTGGGAAAAAGCTAATCCAATGTTTAGTAATCCTAGAAGTGAATATGCAGATAATCTTTTTGATGTTATTTTTGACGAATACAGAGATTTAGAAGATGAACCAGAGGGACGTGAAGAGTTCATAACTAAACGTATGAATCTTCCTGAAACTGACTTAACTAAAAGTGTTGCTACTGATGAAGAAATTTTCGCAACTAATAGACCTATGCCAAATGTTAAACATAGAACGTGCATAGGGGGATTAGATTTTGGTTCTATCCGAGATTTCACTGCTGTAGGATGTTTATTTAAAATTGATGGTGATTATGTTTGGAAAACTCACTCATTCGCAAGAAAAGAGTATCTTGATAAAGCTAAATTGAAACCACCTATAAGGGAATGGGAAAAACAAGGACTTTTAACAGTTGTTGATGAACCATCAATAAATCCTGAACATGTTGTAAATTGGTTTGTAGAAATGAGAAAAGAGCATGGGTTAGAGACTATAGTTGCTGATAATTATAAACTAGATTTACTACGACCACTTTTGGAAAAACAAGGATTTGAGGTTGTATGCATTAGAAATCCTAAGGCTATTCATCCTCTACTAATTCCTAGAATAGAGAGTGCTTTTGCTAACCGTCAAATTATTTGGGGCGATAATCCTTTAATGAGATGGTACACGTTTAATGTTTATGTAAATATAAAAAAAGATGGAAATAAGGTATATGAGAAAAAGGATGAACACAGAAGAAAAACAGATGGATTCCAAGCATTTGTACATGCTATGTATAAGGCTGGAGAGTTGCTTAATGATGAAGTTGATTTCTTCTTAAATAATTTAGAATTTTAAAAAAGAGGTGAGATTTTGGGATTTTTTGGCAAAAAAAAAGAAATCGACATACTCCTAGATTTAGATTTAATAGAAAATAGTTATGAAAATGTACATATGAAGAATATGGCATTACATACAAATATAGATCTTATCGCAAGAACTATTTCACAATTAGAATTTCTTGTTGTGAAAAATGGTGAATATATAAAAGATAGGCTATATTACAAGTTGAATGTTAAACCTAATAAAAATCAAAATGCTTATGAATTTTGGAAACAATTTGTTGAAAATATATTTTATGAGAATGAGTGTTTAATTATTAAAACTGATTCTGATGATTTAGTTATTGCGGATGACTTCTACAGAGAAAAATCCGCATTATATGAAGATAAGTTTTCTAATGTACAAATTGACACATTTAGGTACGATAGAGATTTCTATAGTGAGAGTGTGTTATATTTTCATTACAGCAACCGTAGATTACAAAACTTTGTAAATGGTATATATAAAGATTACGGAGAACTATTTTCAAGAATTGTAGCATTCCAGAAAAGAAAATCTCAAGTAAGAGCAGTTACTAAAATTGATACTACAAAATATGATCAAAGTAAAACTAATGAGATTCAAGAATTTATTAATAGGATAACTAAGGCATTTAGAGACCAAGAGTACGCTAATGTACCTATGCAAGAGGGACTTGAATATAGTGAAGCAAATAAAAACAGTGTTAAGGCTGAATCAGTTGATGAAGTAGCAAAAGTTGTTAATAACTTCACTAATCATATTGCTAATTGTTTAGGAATACCTGTTGGTTTGTTGAATGGTAATTTAGCAGATGTAGAGAAACAAACAGATAATTATATGAGATTTTGTATTAATCCATTGATTAAGTTTATTATTTCCGAGTTTAATGGGAAATTTTTCACAGAAAAAGAGATATTAAATGGTGATGGATTAGAAGCAAATACAACTCCAATAATGATCTATAATATATTTAATTCTGCGAGTTCTATTGATAAGTTGATTGCTAGTGGAATGTACACTATTAATGAGCTTAGATTAAAATTAGGTGATAAATTGTCTACTGAAGAGTTGGCAAATAGACATCATATAACTAAAAACTATGAAACTTTAGGAGGAGGTGAGCAAGGTGACAAAGAAGAAAGTTGATTACTTTTTTAATTCAGTACAAACAAATGGAAAAACTGAACTAACTATTAGTGGAGCTATTGGTGAGAGTTCATATTTTTATGAGGCAACATCAGCTAAAGATGTTAGAGAAGCGTTAGAAAATGCTACTGGAGATGTTCATATATATTTAAATAGTGGTGGTGGAGATGTATTTCAAGGTATTGAAATCTACAATTATTTAAAAAATATCTCAAATAATGTTACTGTTGAGGTTACAGGAACAGCTTGTAGTGCTGCTTCTATTATTGCAATGGGTGCTAATAAATTAATAATGAATACTGGAACTTCGCTTATGATTCATGAAGCCTCAACAATTGCTTGGGGGAATAAGAATGAAATCAAGAAAACATTAGGAGCGTTAGAAACAATTGATACTCTACTTGTTGATATCTATAGCGAAAAAACTAATATTGATAAGTCAGAGATAGAAAACTATATTTCAAATGAAACATGGTTTACTGCAGATGAAGCTGTAGAACTTGGTTTTGCTGATGAGAAAAAATCAGAAGTAAAAGCAGATGAAAATATGGAAAATATTTTAACGAATGATTTTATTGAGAATTTATTCAAAAATGAAACATTTGTACAGAAAGTTTCTAGTATGGTTAATAACAATGTGTTAGACAATAAAGAAGATGGAGAAACTATAAATAACAATGGTTTCTTTTTATAATGGAGGAAAACAAATGACAATTAAATTTAAAAATTTCGAAGAGAAAAAACGTTTATATGCTGATTCAGTGTTAAATAATGAATCAAAAGAAAAACAAAGTAAAGCATTTGAAGATATGATGTCAACAATGGTTGATGAAATCAGAGATGATATTTTATCGAATGTAAATACTAATAATATGGACAATGTTATTTTAAGTAATAGAGGACAACAAGTCTTAACATCTGAAGAATTAAAATTCTTTAATACTGTAATTGAGCAAGGTGGATTTAAAGAACATGATACTTTACCGAAAACAACTCAAGAGCGTGTATTTGATGATTTAGTAAAAGAACATCCACTATTAGAAAAATTAGGGTTACAAAACTATGGAGCTATTACAGAATTTATTTATGGTAATCCAGAAGGTGCTGCAGTTTGGGGAGAACTATTTGGAGGAATTCAAGGTAGTTTAAATGCTAACTTTAGAAAAGAAAAAATCGGTCAATACAAACTTACAGCATTCTTTGCAGTATCTAATGATATGTTATCATTAGGACCTGTTTGGGTTGAAAAATATGTAAGAACATTCTTAGTAGAAGCTTTAAAAGTAGCTTTAGAAAAAGCGTTTATTTTAGGTGATGGAAAAAGTCAACCTATTGGATTAAACCGTGATTTATTAGCTGCAGTTACTCAAGGACAATATGCTGAAAAAGCTTCAGCAGGTACTTTAACATTTAAAGATACTAAGACTATCATTGCTGAAATTGCAGGAGTTCATAAAAATCTTGCAAAATATAAACGATTGAAAAAAGATGGAGTTACTGAAGAGGATGAGTTCCAAGCTAGAAATATTGCTGGTAAGGTGGTTATGCTTATTAATCCGTTTGAATATTACGATATTATGGCAAGAGCAACTGTTCAAAATGCTTCTGGAACATTCATTACTGCTTTACCATTTAATCCAACGATTATTGAGTCAATTTTCGTTCCAACAGGAAAAGTAATTTTCTTTGTAGAGGGTGAATACTTAGCGATCACTGCTGGAAGTTTTGGAATTAGTCAATTTAAAGAAACTCTAGCTATGGAAGATGCAACATTATATATTACTAAAATGTATGCAAATGGTAAGCCAAAAGATAACTACGCAGCACAAGTATATAATTTAAATATTACACCACTAGCATAGGAGGATAAGTTATGGTTAAAGTAAAAATTTTAAGTTCTTTTGTGGATAAGTATTCTGATGAAGTATATAAAGTAGGTGATACTGTAGATTTCCCTGCTGAAAGACTAAAAGAGCTAAAACAAAATTTATCAGTTCATGATAGAGAATTTTTCGAAGAAGAAACGAAAGAAGTCAAAGCTGTTGAAAATGTTGAAGAAGAAAAAGTAGAAGTAACATCAGAAGAGAAAGCTGAAGAAGAAAAAGTAGAAAAAACTGTAGAGACTACGGAAGAATAATCTATGGATGAACTATTAAAAAAGTTAAAAGATAGATTACATATTTTACATAATGATGAAGATGAGCAACTTAAACAGTTGCTTTCTTCATCTATTTTTTCGTTAAAAAATCAGTGTGGATATTTTGATGAGACAACTAATCTTTTAGCACAGGAGTTAATTTTTGAAAGAGTTAGATATGCATACAATGATAGTTTAGAATATTTTGATAAAAATTTTAGGACACAAATTATTAATCTTGCTTTATCAGTAGGAGAAATAGAATGATAAATCTAGGAAAAAAACAAGAAAAAGTTAATCAGACATATAATGATGGAATAGCTAAATTTGTAAAGTATGAGTTTGGAAAAGATAAGTTTAATACTAAATTAACATCAAAAACTGAAAAAGAAATTAATAAGTTTTGGTTTAGGAAGTTAAATATTACATCTGTAGAAAAATATCAAGCTTTACAAGTTGATACAGAAGTATCAAGAAGAATAGCGATTCGTTTATTTCCACAGATTGATGATTATATTTTAAGTGATCTATTTATCATTATTAAAAATAAATCCTATACGATTTCTAGAATTTGGCATAATCATAAAAAAAATGAAACTGAATTATCATTGGTCGAGGTGATTAAAAATGAGCATTAAAGAGTTAATATTTCAGACTATATCAGATATGGAATTGAATATTCCAGTTTCTTATGGATTTAGTGATGACACTGATTTTCCTAAAATTGTATATTTTCATGTACATACTACAGAAAAAAGATTATCTGATAAGCGAAAAATTAAACACCATGTATATCAGTTAAATTTCTATGATCTAGTGCCACATGATTTGGATAGTTCAGAAATTTTACAAAAGATACAAAACTCATTGGATGATACTAAATTAAATACTGGTTCTTGGCAAGAAGTAATTGATGTGGATGCTGACAGAAAAGAAACTCAATTTATGTATTTCTTGGAGATTTACTCATGACAAAAGAGTTTGGTTTTAGTGGAGCAATTGCTAAGTTAAATAAGATTAGCAGTAATGCTAAATCTATTAATAGCATAGTAGAAAAAGAAGCAGAAGAAATTAAAGATGATGCCAAGAAAATTGCTACAAGCAAAGGTTTAAAAGTAACTGGAGCTGGTGTTGAAGGGATTATTACAAAACATGCATTATATGAAAGTACAGTAGGTTGGGCAGGTAGGCCCAATCTACATTTATATTTCCATGAAGTAGGATTTCATGCTGGATTTTCTAAAGCGACTAGTAGAGAAAGACGTGGTAAACGTGCAAGAAGATATAAAAAAAGTAGTAGAAAATATGTTGCTCCTAAGCCACATATTAGACCTGCAGCATTACAACACAAAGATTCATTTGCCAAGAAAGTTAAAGATAAATTATTAAATAAATAGGAGGAACTGAAATGACAGTAACTAAAGAGAGAGTAGAAAGAGCGTTAATGACAGGTATTGGTGCTGGATATTTACAAAAAGTAAAGACAGAACCAATTAGTGAAAGTGGATTAACATATGAAGATAAGGTATACGAAGTATTCGCAATCGATAAAGTAGCGTTTAAAGGTCAGACAAAAAATAAAACAGTATATTTATCAAATAATAAACTACGTGATATTGTTAAATTCTCAAGTGCAGAGATGACAGTAGATATTGGATTCTTTCCAGAAGGTTTCGTAGAAGAAATGAGTGGAATGATTAAGCTTGCAGATGGTGCATACGTTCAGGGGGATAGTCCGAAGTATAAATATTTCAGATGGTCATTCCCTGTTACAGATGAGAATGGTGGAGAAATTATTTTCAACTTCCCATACTGTCAATTAAAACACCCAGATTTCAATGCAGAAACTGAAACTGATGAGAAGAAAGAAAATATTGCACAGGTTACTATTGAAGCATTCCCAGTAATTGGAAGTGGAAGTAAAAAAGTGTACTCTAAAATTGACTTACGTACAACTAATCTATATGATCGTGAGAAATTATTATTAAATGGTTTCTATGACGCAGACACTTTAAAAGCTTGTATTAAAGAAGGTCAAACAGATTCTACAGTAGTTCCAAGAGGGTAATAAATAAGATTAAAGAGCCGACATAAGTTGGCTCTTTTTGGAGGTAATAAATGAGTATTTTTACAAAAAATATAAAGACTTTTAAAACAGATATTTTAGGTCATGAAGTTGAATTAAGATGTAATTTAGCAGTTTGGTTATATCTAGAAGCAGACTTTGGCATTAAACAAGGTGAATGGGCAGATGTTTATTTAAAAGAAAAGAATATTGCTAGTGCTAAATTTTTAGTATCTATCTTGAAAGCCAATAAGCTAAAAACAACACTTGAGGAAGTTTTAGAAAATGTCACTGATACTGACTTGGAAGTATTTATTCTAAAATATCAAGAAGCTATGTATGGAGATCAAACAGCAACATTACTTCAAATGTTAGGAATTACTGATGATAGTGAACTGGGAAAGAATATTTTAGAAGAACAGGTAGAAGACCTAGTTCATACACAACCAAAAGTAGTGAGCAGAAATCCGAAGAAAGCCAAGAAGAGACAGAAGAAATACAAGAAATAGATTGGGACGATATATTTTATAAGTGTAGAACTTGGTTTAACATGACTATGGATGAGTTTATGTATGATTTTTCATTAGAATATATTGTTTATATGATTAATAGATATATCGAAGATAATTATACAACGAATGATTCTGAAGAAGGCATAAGAGTTACTAACGCAAGTAATATATTATAGGAGGTAAAAATGGCAAATTACATGGATAAAGTTGGTGTCATACTGACTGCAGAAGGTGTAGGCTCTTTTACCTCTGCTATTAAGCAAGGTGAAAATGCCTTACGACAACTTCAAGCAGAAGCTAGAAGAAATATAGCTTCATTAGGTAGTGGTGCAAAAGCATATGACATCTACAAAGCAAAGATGAGTGGACTAACTACTCAAATGAAGCAATCAGCAAGTAATGTTAATAATTTAAAAGATAAATATGATGCTTTAAAAAAATCTACTAGTGAAATACCTAAAGAGATTGAAAAGTTATCGAATGCTTTCAGGCAAAAACAATCAGTTCTAAAGACTAATGGAACGTTGTTACAAAGTCAAAAGGAGCATTTAAAACACTTAGAAAGCACTTATGGTAAGAGTAGTGCTGCTGTTCAGAAATATAAAGAAACAGTAGCAAATACAAGCAAAGCATATAAGAAGACTGAACAAGAAGTCAAAAGTCTTGAAACGCAAATTAAAGGCTTAAATAGTACGTTAAGTACTCAACAGAAAGAATTAGGAGCATTACCAACTAAAATAGCTAATGCTGAAACGAGTTATTTTAAATTAAGAGATGCAGTCGAGAAAACTCACTCTGCATTTAGAAATAGTGGTGGTAGGTTAGCTGATACAGCTCAAAGATTTAATGATGTTGGTACTAGGGCACAAGTTCTAGGACAGAAAATGTCAGGAGTAGGTGACGGTTTAACAAGAGCTACTGCTGGGATATCTTCTGGAATGTTATTAGCTGCTAGAAGTGCAATCAATTTTGAAAGTGATTTTGCTGGAGTAGTTAAGACTGTAGATGCAACACCACAACAATTAGATAAGATTAGACAGAGTTTCTTAAATCTTTCTACAGAGATCCCTGTTAGTGCAAATGAATTAGCTAGAATTGGTGAAGTAGCTGGGCAGTTAGGTATTAAAACTGAAAACATAGTTGATTTCACAAAGACTATTGCAGATTTAGGAGCTACTACAAATTTAAGTAGTGAAGAAGGTGCAGCAAGCTTAGCTCAATTCATGGCTGTAATGGGAACAAGTCAAAGTAGTATTAGAAATCTAGGTTCTACATTAGTAGAATTAGGAAATAATTTTGCAACAAATGAAAAATCTATTGTAGAAATGTCACAACGACTTTCTGGGATGGGTAAACAAACTAATATGTCAGAGGCTGACGTGTTAGGATTAGCGGCTGCAATGAGTACCGTTGGTATCGAGGCAGAAGCTGGTGGTAGTGCAATGACACAGGTTATGACAAAAATGCAAAACGCAGTAATGTCAGGTGGAGAAAACTTAGGTAAGTTTGCCAAAGCTGCTGGAGTTAGTGCTGGTGAGTTTGCTAATGCATTTAATAATCGACCTGTAGAGGCACTTGGATTAGTTCTTAAAGGTCTTAAGAATGTAAAAGAAAGTGGAGGTAATGTTAACGATGTACTGGCATCATTAGGTGTAACAGGTATTCGTGAAGCTGATGCCATGAAGAGACTTTCTGGAGCATTAGATGGTGATAGTGGATTAGGTAAAGCCTTAGAAATTGCAAATAAAGGTTGGAAAGAAAATACAGCCTTAACTAAAGAAGCAAGCATCAGATACCAAACAAGTGCTAGTAAAATTCAAATGGCTAAGAATGAAATTCAAAAAATGGCCATTGAAATGGGAGCACAGTTATTACCTAGATTGGCAGAAGTATTGCAACATTCTAAGCCTGTAGTGAAAACATTAGGTGATATGATGTTATGGTTTAGTAAATTACCACCAACTGTCCAATTAGCAGTACTAGGTATGGGACCATTCTTATCTGTTTTAGGTAGATTAACAACTGGTGCAGGTGCAGGAGTTAAGAGCATAGGTACTCTGATTCAATGGTTAGGTAAAATCAGAACTGGTAAAGCAGTAGCTGATGTTGCTAAATTAGGTACTGAAATTGCTGGAGTAGGAACTAAGGCTGCAACTACTGGGAGCATGGCTTCTATGTTAACTAATCCATATGTTGCAGGAGCTGCATTAATTGGAGCTGCTTTTGTCGGATTAGGATATGGAATATATCGTGAAATGACAAAAGACAGTAGAAATCATGAAGCATCCGTTGAACAAACTAACGGAAAATACAAAGAGTGGTATGACCAAGTTATTAAAGGTGCAACACAATCTGGAAGTGCAATCGACAGATTAAAAGGTGATGTTCAAAATAATAGTAAAGCCATAGTAGAGGAAACTGAAAAAATTAAAAAAGCTAATACCTCAATCATGGAAAGTCTTGATAAAAACTTTAAAGAAGGTAGTTGGTATTCATCTGATGGAGAAATCAGAAAGAAACTAAAAGAGAATCTATCTTTAAGTGATGAAGATGTAAATGAAATTGAAGGTAAGTTTAGAAACTATGGAATTATGTTAGGTAATTCATTATCAAGTATTCAATCAAGTTATCTAGAGAATAAAACTATTACAGCAGATTATGCAATGGCTCAAATAAAAACTATTAACGATTTAACATTATCTACCGTTGAAGGTATTGAAAAGCGTAGACAAGCTGAAATGGATAGATTGAACGCTCTTAAAGCACAGGGAATAATTGAGGAAGCAGAGTATAAAAAACAAGCAGAAGTTGTAAAACAAACCTTTGATACTCAGATTAATTCAGCAAAAGAAGCACAAGGAAGAATTAAAGAAATTCTATCTAATGCTGCAAAAGACCATAGAAGTTTAACAACTCAAGAGATGAATGAAATAGAGAATCTCTATAAGAGACTAGGTAAGAGTGCGGTAGAGGCGGCAACCTCAAGCAAAGAAGCTCAAGACCTTCTGAAAAAAGGAATGGAAGAAACAGCCTTAGCCGCTAAAATTGCAGCGTTAAAACAAATTGGATTGATTACTGATACTAAAGAAGAGTATATCAATAATTTAGGTTCTATTGAAGCCAAAGTAAAAGAAGTTAATGAAATTCTAAATAATTGGACTAGTCACTCAGATATTAAAGCTATAGGAATTAAATTTGAAGGTCATGATCTTGTATTTAATTTTAAAAGTGATTATGAACGACTTATGGCATTACCAGATATAATGAAAGCAATAACTATTGCTGAAAGTCAAGGTCGTACTATTAAGATGACGAAAGAAGACTTAGAATGGTTGGATAAGAAAGGAATACATCCTAAAAATGTTGAGATTGTAGATAAAGCAAGCTTACCATTAGATAACATCAATGGGAAAATAGATACATTTAAAAACGCTAGTTTGCCGCCTAAATCAATTATGTTAAGAGATGAGGGAAGTACAAGTATAGATAATGTATTTAAAAAGGTTTTAGATTATAATGCACAAGCTGTTAATGAAAAAAATCTAAAAGTTAATGATAATGCAAGTCAACCAATTACAGATGCACAAGGGAAGTTAGATTTATTTAACGGAACAAATCCTGTTGATAAAAATTTATCAGCTAGCGGAAATGCTAGTCCATTTACACAAGATGCAACAAATAGTTTAAATGTATTTGCAGCAACTAATCCTGGCACTAAAAGTATCATGGCACAAGGTAACGCAACACCATTTACAGACACTGCTAAAGGTTCATTAGATAGGTTTAATGCAACACCTACACCTACAAAACAATTAGAAGCTAATGATAATATCACGAGCAAAGCTAATAGTGCTTCTTGGGCAATAAGAAGTATTCCTCAATTTTGGAAATCTGTTATTTCAGTAGCAGCTAGTGGACCTATCCAATTACTTCAAAAATTAGGATTGTTTGCTACAGGTGGAAAAATTGATTTATATGCTCATGGTGGGAATATAGATATGTTTGCTAATGGTGGTATGATAGGTGCTACTCAAAGTTTACCACCAAGATATCAAGGTATTGTAGGTGAAGCTGGCCCAGAATTATTCCAAGTAACAAGAAGTGGTGTGAACATTACACCATTATCTACAAGAGAGAAAATTAAAGGAATAAGCGGAACATTAGCAGAACAATATGGAGCTAATAATCCTAATGTTAATATTACCATCAACGTGACAGGTAATAATATAAACAACAAAGAAGACATTGATACATTAGTAAAAGAGATTGAACAAAAACTAGTGAGATCTATGAAAGAATACAAAAATATGAGTTTTGGAGGTGGTAGAAATGTCGTTACATTATAATGAATTAATCTTCAAAGGGAAGTCTACCGCCGATTTTCCCTTTGAAATTTTTGTAATGGAAAATGATGGAATCAATAAAGGGAAAAGAAAAGACAAAATATTTACATCTGATGATATGTCAGGAGGAATTGTAAGAAGTTCTACAGCTTATGAGCTTGTAGAAAAATCATATAAGCTATTAATCCACAATGTAAAATTAAACCAAATCAATGAATTATTAGTGTGGTTAGAAGGTAGTGGTAAATTAATAGCCTCTGATAATCCTGGCAGATATTATGAGGTGTTAACAGTATCTGCAGTAAGAGCTAGACTGGGTGAAGTAGATGAATATGAAATAGACGTAGTATTCACTTGTAATCCATTCTCATATAGTATTGCATCTGATATTAAGACATATACAAGTAATGGAGTTATCAACAATGAAACCAATGTAATAATGTATCCTAAAATCACTCTATATGGAAATTCAACAAGTGGCACATCATTAACCATAGGTAATCAGGTAGTCAGATTAAAACATCTATCTGAAAAGCTAGTTATTGAATGCAAACAAGGTGAACAAAATGTATATGATAAAAATGGAAATCTATTAAATAGTGTAATGCTAGGAGCGTTCTTTGAGATTAAACCAGGAGTGAGTGGGATTGTTCTAGGAAATGGAATTACTAAGTTGGAAATAGAGTGTAGATGGGGGGCGTTTATTTAATGTTATGGTTATATGATGAATTTGAAACAGACTTTACTTATAACGGAATAGTGTTGAATAATGCTTACGATTCAGACATTCACTGGGTATTGAATACAATGTATAAACTAACATTTAAATATCCAACAGTAGACAATAATCTTTATTCTTTCATTGAAAAAGGAATGATTGTAAAAGCTGATGAGCATGACAGAACAAACTTATTTAGAATTAAGGATATTGATATATCTGAAAATGATAAATGTATTACTGTAACTGCTTATCAAAAGAACTATGATTTTAGTAAAAGATTAGTCAATAACTTTAGTAGAGTTAGAGTTAATTGTATGTCTGTATTAGATGAATGGTATAGTCAGTTTCTTTCTAATGAGAAAGATTTTTCATACTACTCTGATATCAGTGATATAAATTCATTCTCAACATATAAAGACGAGAAAGACAATCAACCTAAGTCATCATTCGATTTATTAGGAGAAATAGCAAGTGTATATTCTGCAGATATAGATATGCATGATAAACAAATTAGTTTATTGAGAAAGCTCGGCAGGGATACTGAAGAAGTACTGACTACAGCTAAAAATATTAGTGAATTTATTATAGGAGATAAAGACGATAAGAAAGATTTACAGGCAAGGCATAGAGAAGAGCTAAGAGCTTTAAGGCAATCTCAAAAAGAGTACTCACAAAGTAAGAACGCTGAAAAAAAATCTCAACAAATTCAAGAAGAGATAGCTAAGAAATATGCTAAGGAACTTGCTAAACAAAATAAATCAGTTAAAAGAAGTGGAACAATATCAAAATCATATTCGCAAATAGAATCAGAAGTTAGAGCTAAATATCAAGTAAGAGAACAAAAAGCACAAGTAAGAAGAGTTGAAAGTCAAGCATTAGCAGATAGAAAAAAATCTGAAATAGAATCTTTAAAAGCTAGACAAAAAGATGAAGCAGCTTCACTAGATGAAGAAATTACTATTAGTTTAATTATTGAAAGTCCATTGATTAATGATTATCCATTTATTAATGAAATTTCAATTTCTAATAATGATTTAAGAACAGCTGAAGAACTTGAAGAATGGGCAATGGAGTATTTCACAAAAGGGAATATTGATAAGCCTAAAAACTCTATTAAGGTAACTTATGAACAGTTATCAGAGGATATCAATCGTGGGGACACTGTAATTTTAAAATATTTAAAATATGGTATAGATGAAAGAATAAGAGTAGTTGAAACTCACTATGATCCAATGTTGAAAAAATGGAAAGAGTTTATTCTTGGTGAAAAAGAAGGTAGATTAGGTTCAGAAATTTCTCATTCTAGTAGTGGAGCAGAAGTAAGAGCTAATGCTTATACAGATAGATTGTCAATGGATATTGATCGTAGAGTAGAAGAACGTAGTAAAAACTATGATGAGTTGTTCAAGAAAAATACAGATGAAATCAATAAAAAAATTGAAGATGGATTTGAGAAAGCTAAGGCATCAAGTGAAGTAACAATAGCTAAAATAGATGAAGACCTAGAGAAAAAACTAGCACCTATTAGAAACCAAGTATCAACGACAGTAGAAAACTACAACAGACAATTTCAAGCTACAAACTTAGAAATAAGCAAGAATAGAGTTGAAGCTACTAAGCAAATTCAAGCACTAACTGATAGAGTTAATAACATTCAAGATATTTCAAATAATGAAACAGTAGTAGAACTTAGAGGACTAGTTAACGGTGCTACTAGCAAGGTTACAGAACTGGAAACTAGCATAACAAGAGAATTTACAGCCGTTAAAAAGAAAAATGAAGATGGATTGAATGCTGTTAAAGCAGAGTTTACTAAAGGTGTAGACGGTTTAACAAGTAAGATTACATCACTTGAGGAATATAAAAATCAAGATGGAACACGAACTGAAAGCTTGAAGCAATGGGTTCAACGTGATACAGCTAATCAATTAAGCAGGGAACGAACTGAAATCAATAAAATAATTGATAATAAAGGTTTTGTTAAGAACACAGAGTTTTCTAATAAGTTTAACGAAAATGCACAAGGTATCAATAGGCAACTATCAGCGTTGGAGACCTACAAGAATCAAGACGGTACAAGAGTTGCTAACATGCAAATTTGGGCACAAAATAACACAGCTAATCAATTGACTGCTGCAAGACGTAGCATTGAAAGTTGGGTTAATGAAAAGGGTTATGCAACTACTTCTGTAGTTGAAAACAAAGTGCAGGAAACAGCTAATAGTTTTAGTCGAGAAATCAGTAATGTTAGAAATAGTATTCCAACTAGTGTAGGTGGGAGAAACTATATTTTAAATAGCGAAAAATTAACTAACATAAATGGATATGGAACAAACTGGGAAAAAACAGTTGAAAATGGAACTTTAGTTTTCACAAAAGTTAGAGCTACTGATAACGCTGGTGTATGGGCACAAATTATGCCATTTTTGAAAGATAATTTTCAAAATGAAGTAGTAACATGGAGCGTAGATGTTAAAGCAAGTAAAAATATTTCTTTTAACGACGTTGGACAAGAAACTAACGGAAAAAAAGGTAGAGTAGATTTAACTACTCAATGGCAAAGGATATCACATACATTTACAAACAGATTTACACAATGGTTTTCTTTTGTGTTTTATCAAATGGTAGGAACATGTTCTCCAGGAGATAAAATATATATCCGTTTACCTAAATTAGAGAAAGGTAATATCGCTACTGACTGGACACCAGCACCCGAAGATGTAGAACAAAATGTGAATGAGTTAAACACGTGGAAACAAACAGCTACAGAAACTTTAAATACAGTTAGTAGTGGGTTAAATGATAGTGTTAAACATTCACAACTTAGAATAGGTGCTGATGGAATTGATTTTGGTTCAAACAAAGTTTTTAACGGAAGAAACCTTGCTAGTATGTTGTCAGTTAGTCCTGATAGTATTAAGGCAATAACTGATAGATTAGTAATCTCACCAGCTAACGAAAATCTAGTGAAAAATGAATTTAGAAATCGATATATTTTAGGAGGTCGTGACGTATTTCTAAATAAGATTTACGGTGGCAATGAACTAGCAGGAGATTATTATTTTGCAGTAGATATTACTGCTTTTGATGCAAAAGAGTTGAAAGCAATGATACATGTTAAATATACAGACGGAACTAACGAGTGGTTCGATAACAAATTTCCAAGTACTGATTTTTTTGGTAGAACACAAGAAACTACTGTAAAAGTACCTTTAAAATCTAATAAAACGATTGAGTTTATAGAACCTATAATTTTTCAACCAAGATGGAGTAATTTCGATAGCTACATCTTAGGAAATATTAAAGTTTACAAAAAGAAAAGTGCAGAATTAATTGTTGATGGTTCAATCGAGGGTCGACAAATTAAAACTCAAACTTTAGAAACTGGACACCACAAGGCAGGTAGTATCACTTCAGAAATTATTGCTGCTAAGGCAGTAAAGGTTAATAACTTACTTGTAGATGATGCAATGATTCAAGAGTTTGTTGCTCACAAAGCTTTCATCAGTAAGCTTTGGGCACAAGATGCTTTTATCAAATCTTTACAAGCTATTAAAATATCAGCTACTCAACTAGATACTGACTGGCTTTCAGCATATACAGGTGATATTGGAGGATTCAGAATTGGTAAGAATCCTAATCAACCTGGAGATTTTTGGCTTACAGGTTCTAACAACTTCAACTGTGGATTAAACCCGGGTCACAACATTGGAACACGTGGTGCTCAAATTTGGGCAGCATGGGGGAATAGATGGGATAAAGCTGGCAATAATGCATGGTGGGTTGATGGACAAGGTGTAATGCATTGTTACAACAGACCAATCCTTAGTAAGGGACTTGATGTAAGTGGTGGAAATATTAATATGCACGGAAGTAACATTGAGGGATATGCAGATGAGAACAGAAATAAAACTACTGTTATTTGGTGGTCACAAATCAACAGGGTTAAAAGTTCAGTATCGGATAAAAGATTTAAAACTAACATTAAACCAACTAAAGTTAAGGCAGTAGATTTACTTAATAAAATTGAAATAGTTGAGTTTAATTGGAAAAAAGATAATAAATTCGAAAAAATCGGAGCAATTGCTCAACAAGTTCAATCTGTAGAATCAAGCCTTGTTGTTCATGATATGGACGATAAACAAACCTATAACGATTATCTAAGAATCAACTATTATGACACTATACCTTACCTTATTAAAGCAGTACAAGAACTATCACAACAAAATAATGAATTAAAAAATAAACTGGAGGAATTAATCAATGGATAAACAATTACAACCAATCGATTTAATCGCTCAAGAATTGAGTGAAAAAACTATGCAATTAGCTCATTATAAAGTTGCTTACAATGAGTTAACTAATGAGCTAGAAGCTAAAGAGAAAGAGCTTAAAGAATTAAAAGAAACTAAAGTAGAAGAAGTAAAACACGAGGAGGTACAATAATATGGCATTAGAAATTTCAGTTAAACAACCTAATCCAACTGCTGGAGGATATAAGAGTGTAAATGTTTATTTTAATATGAATACTGGAGGAATTTATTTCAATGGTAATGTTGAATTACCAGGAAAATTTGCAACTGCTAATGATGCAGAAATTCTAGAAGAAATTAGAAAACAAATTGCAGTTCAAATGTACACAGGTGAGGCAACACCAGCACTAGTTGCTGAATATGCTAATCTGAATAAACAAATAGGTATTCTTACTGGTAATAAACAAGATACTGCAGAACGTGAGAAAGCATTAACTAAGTTTGCTAATAAAGTTAATAAAGGTAATGATAAAGTGATTATGGCACTATTACTTAACGTGCTAGATCCTAAGACTATTAACGCTAAGAAAGATGTAATCATTAATGCATTTGATTCTTATGAGGTGAATGTCGATTACTCTGTAGGAGATAAATTCAAATTTGAAAATAAACTATATGAAGTAATTGAAGACCACACAAGCGTTGTTGAGTGGATTCCTAGTAATGAACCTACTAAATATAAAGAGGTGGTATTAGAACGTGTTGAAAGCGACGATAAGGAGCAATTAGCAGATGAAGATAAACGATATGTGACTAAGGCTCAACTTGATGAAGCTGTTACAAATGCCATTTCAACAGTAATGTCAATGTTCCAAAATGATGAAGAGCATGAAGAAGATAAAGGAGAGAAAGAAAATGAAACTAATGAACAACCTACACAACCTACACGAGAAAGCAACAATGATGTATTACACAGCGAAGGGGGTACTGAAAGTCATGAAGCCTAGTAGATTAAGATTTAAAAAAGAAGATCAATTTGTAAAAATGTACGTTCGACAATTATTAAGAAAAGCTAAAACATTAGAAGATGTACCAGAAATTGGAAACTTAAAAGATGTTGTTAAAGCTGAAGTAGAAAGAATTGAAAGAGAGTACGAAGAGAAGCACAAAAAAGCAGTTGAAGAAGTGACTACACCTAAAGAAGTTGTAACGGAAGCTCCAAAAGAAGTCGTTGTTACTCCTGCTCCAGTAAGTGAACAACCAAAAGTGGAGGAAGCTCCAAAAGAGGTAGTCACTCCAACACCAGCAGTAAGTGAAACACCAAAAGAAACTACAGAAACAGAAAGAAAAGAAGAGCATGCAGAATAGCATGTTCTTTTTTTAGAGGTAATCTAAATGGAAATAACATTACCTGAACTAGCAGAACGCTATTATCACTTAGTTAAAGATGTCTATATTCACGCTTTTACACTAGTGGTATTTCTTGATGTTTTTACAGGAATAGCGAAAGCCTTTGTAACCAAAAAATTAAATTCAACAATTAATAGACGTGGATTGATTGAACACATTATAGTTTGTGTAATGTGCATTACAGTATATCCATACTTACTTTATTTAGGATTTAATGAAATTGCTACAGCTTTCTTATTATTCTTTACACTTAGTTATTGTCTATCGTTAATTGAGAATTTAAGTGCATTAGGTGTACCATTCCCAACAGGATTAAAGAAACGATTAGAAAAATTACGAGATGAATTAGACGGTAAGGAGTTAGAAGATGAAAAAACTAGTAAGAACAAATTTGACAAACACACCTAGTAGACGTGGAACAAAAGATTTAAACATTCAATTCTACTCACATGATAAGAATAACACTGGATTTGAGTTTGTGGTAAAAAATGAAACTGCTCTATCGCACTATACAGCTAAAGTACTATTCAAATTTAGGGATTCTAATTCTACATGGCAAGCTAATGGGACTATAGAAGGTAATGTAGTTAAGATTAGCTTTAATACAGATTTAATCGCTAGGTGCGAAGAGGTATTAGGATTTTTATTCCTGGATAGCGATTCAGATTCATTAGACGTGTTCAAGTTTAAATTCAATGTTGTATTATCAGAGATTGATAAAGGTGAGGCAGAAAAAAGAAGAATTAAACATGTAGAGAATATTGAATCTTTAGATGTTGTGACACGTGCCGAATTAAAAGATTATTTAGCTAAACTTCAAATAAGTGGTGGAGTTGATTTAAGTAATTATCTAACTACAACTGAAGCAGAAAAAATTTATGCTACTAAGAATGAAATACCTAGTATAAATGGCTTTGCAACAACTAGTGATATTACAGAAGCTAAAAAAAGTGTTATAGAGGAAATTAAAAATCTAGGATATGCAAAAACTACAGAAGTTCCTGCAGCATACAACGATAGTGCATTGTCAGAACGTGTCAGTGATCTTGAGAAAAAGGTTGATAAAGATACCGTATATGATGACAGCGATCTAAAAAATAGGGTTAAAGCATTAGAAGATAGACCTACTACTGCAAGCACATCTTATGATGATTCAGAAGTGAATAGACGTTTGACAGTGTTAGAAGCAAGACCTGCTGGCACATCTTATGATGATAGCAAATTGGTTGAGCGTGTAAAAAAACTTGAAGATAAGCCTGAAATAGACACTTCACATTTTTTAACAGAAGAAATATTAGCAGAGAAACATTTCATTAGTGTAAGTGATGTAGAGCAAACTTATCTTAAAAAAGTTGATGTTCCAACACCTGTTAACACTTCTAAATTTATTACTGATGATATCTTAACAGCAAAGAATTTTGTAACTAAAGATGAACTTAACACACTGAAACCTAATCAAACGTTATCTATTAACAACAATACATTAAGTATTGCTGGAGGAAATAACGTTGAATTACCAACTAGTAAGCCATTAACAGGAAATGGTTCTCCAGATGGTAAAGTAGTAGCAAATCCTGGAGATACTTATGTGAATAGTAACGTATCATTAGGAGATTATTTCTACTACAAAGAAAGAAATCCAGGAAAAAATACAGGGTGGAAAGTCTTGTATGGAAGTATGGGGGTTAACATTAACCTAACAACTGGAGGAAAAATTAGGTTTGCACGTGAAAATTATTTTGTGAATGTATCTATAAGTGATTTAACAATATCTTTAGAAGCGTTAAATAGTGGACAAGGACGTGATTTTTACCAAGAAGGTGAAAACGTAGTAATCAGATTTATATCAACTAAAAAATTTGACGCAAGAGAAAGTATTATCCCTCAAGGCTTCAGACCTTCAGGAAACTTTCTTGTGCCAGCTTATTCAAAGAGTGGAGATAGCATAGGACTATTCAAGTTTGAGCAAACGTATGGAATTGTGAAGTTGATTTTGAATGATATTAATAAAGATAGTATTACAAGCGAAATGCTAAAAGGAATCAACTCAGGCTTAATAGTATATCCGACTCAAGAAGCATGGATGACAAAATTACCATAGAAAGGGGGTGAGTAATATGCCAGATTTACAAACAGCATCAGTATTTCTAATAGTTGCACTATTAGGGATGTTGGGGAAATTTTTAAAAGAATCTAAATTCTTTCCAGATGAAATGATTCCTAACATTTTAGGAGTATTAGGAGGGTTAATTGGAACGATTCTTTTTAAAGATCCTACTGCAATTGCTTTAGGTTTTAGTGCAGTTGGGATTCACCAATCATACAGACAAACTGTAGGAAAAAACGATACAAATAATACAAAAAAAACGGAGGATAAATAATGGTTAAAACAATTGAAATTATTAATGAAGCCAAAAGAATAGCGAATCTAGGAGTAGGTGTTGACCAAGATGGAGTATATGGTACACAATGTGTAGATTTACCAAACTATTCATCAGTGAAATATTTTGGTAAAGCTTTATGGGGAAATGCTATTGATCTATTGAATAGTGCTGCTGCATTAGGATATAAAGTTGAATATAATGAAATAGGAAACTTAGATAGCAAACCACGAGCTGGAGCGGTCTTTGTAATGGATACTACATATATCTATGGACATCCATATGGACATACAGGAATTGTAATTGAAGACAGTGATGGATATACTATGAAAACTATTGAACAAAATGTTGATGGTAATGCAGATGCATTATATGTAGGTGGCCCAGCACGTTATATGGAACGTAATTTTGATGGTATTGTAGGTTGGTTCTATTTCCCAGTAGACGATAACGAAGTAGTTTCTGAAAACTCTGACTTAATCTCATTACCTGAAGTACGTGTGTATACAGTTGGAGTTGATAAACTTAATATTAGAAATGCACCATCTACAGATGCAGAAATCGTAGGTTCATATGAAAAAGGTGAAGAATTCAATTATATGGAATTCTGTAATGCTAATGGATATGAATGGTTATCTTACATCTCTAATAGTGGTGTAAGACGCTATGTAGCTTCTATGGATCTAGAGACATTTGAAACTCACGGAACGTGGAGAAAAAAATAACTAACTGAATAAATTATAATGATTATAATACCCCACTTAATTGTGGGGTTTATTTTTTATAATTTTTTTAAAAAAACTATTGACACGCTCGAGCGTGTATAGTATAATAATAAATGTAAGGAACAGGAGGACAAAAAAATGACAAAAAAACACATCTTCACAACAGCACACAAAATCGCAAAGGGAATTGTAAAAGAAGTAGGAAACTACCAACTAGCTTTACAAATTGCATTAAAAGAAGTATACAGACAAGTTAAAATGTACGATAAAAAACGCTTTGGGACACAAGCTATTTCAAGTGCTATTTACAATTTAGGAACTAGCAAAGAAGATAAAGCTTTTGATAGAGAAAGCGAAAACTATAGATATGGTGTCGCTAAATGGTTCTTTGACAAAGAATTCACAACAAAACAACGTCAAGCTTTAATCAAAATTGAAGATGAAGTTATTGTCAAAGAAACTGAGAAAGCTTACAAAATAGCGTTCTTTACTGAATATGGACTTTTTGAAAAATGGATTCCAAAAAGTTGTTTTAAAAAAGAACACACAAATGTTAAATTTGCTTACAATGTAGCTTAATTATATTTAAGATATCACGCTTGAGGAGGAAAAGAAAATGATAGCACAAGATTTATTAAACACTATGAAAGAAACAATAGAAAATGGTGGTGAATTAAATTTCGCCCTTAAACATAAAAGAACAAACAGATATTTAGCTAACTATGATACTAAAAATTATGCTGGAGTATTTGCTTTTTCAAACGCAGGAATTTACGGTATATATGGAGATTTTTTAGAAGAAAGTTTTGATTTTGAAAATAATCAAATTGATAATAGAAATCAAAAAGATGAAACAATTTTAGAAGTATTAGAAGCTATTCTAGTTGATTGGGAATTAGTAGAAGAAGTAAAAGATAATAAACTAGAATACAGTTTTAAACCATATAATATTAGATATGAGCCTCAATATGTTCAAGATATTGCACAAGATAAAAGAATTTATATATCTAAACAAGGTAATGAGGTTATTGAATTTACAATTGATGGTTGTAAATGGAATATGAAATTAGAAAAATTTAACGGTGAAAAAATCAGATACAAAATAGATAAAGCTGTAGTGGAGTATCTGTAATATGTGGAAAACAATTCAATTTAATAAACAAAACATTGAATATGAAACTGAAAGGGCGGTTTTAATCAAACTGCCCAACAGTTCTTATTATAAAAATTATAAATTTTGGCATCCATCTAAATTAATTAGATCATTAAAAAAAGGAAATGGATATTTCTTAAGTTTATCTTACACAGATGAATTTAGGTTTAAAATTTTTAAAAATGATAAAACAACTAAAGAAATATGCGGTGAGGAATTAGCACTATGTTTTAATCGACTTATAGAAGAAGATGACACAAGTTATTTAGAAGTAACTGAACCTGTTAAGATTAATAAGGATGTGGAAATAATTTCAGAATTGGAGAGGTAATGATGGATATTTTAATAGAATTAGAAGATTTATTTTATAATTTAAAAGAAAGTGATAGTAAAAAAGAATATATAAAAATACATGATAAAATAGAAAATACTATTAATGAAGCAAACGAAAATGAAAAAATACAAATATTGGAATTTTTAAAACTTGCAATTGCTGAAAATGAAGAGGATGCTTGGGAATATGAACCATTCTTACAATTATTTAACTGAAAATCAGAAACTAGCATTTGAGAAGTTTAAAAAATTAAAAGTAGGTGCTTTGTTTATGGAACAAGGGACAGGGAAAACTAGGGTAGCGTTAGAATTAATTAAAACTACAGATTGTGATTTAGTTTTGTTTTTCTGTCCTTTTTCTACAAAAGACAATTTACAAGATGAAATAAACAAATGGACGTTAGGCATAGACTATAAAATTATAGGATATGAAACTTTATCAAATAGTGATAAAACTTATGTTGAATTACTTGAAGAAATAGAAGATAAAAAGCTATTCATTGTTGCTGATGAAAGTATATTTATTAAAAATGATGATACAAAACGATATAGAAGGCTTATAAGTATTGCTAAAATGAGTGATTACAGATTAATTTTAAATGGCACACCGCTAACAAAAAATGAATGGGATATTTATAATCAGATGAATTTCTTAAGTGATAAAATCATTGGAATGAGTAAACAAGAATTCTTAAATGTATTTTTTAAAAAAATATCCTATAAGAAAGTTGGCCAACGTCCTAAAGAATTTTACAAGTTATCTGATGTTAACATAGACTATTTACATAAACTGATCGCACCGTATATATTTGAATGTGAGTTTGAATTTGATAAAAACGAAGAAATTAAATATATTAGAATAATTGCAAGTGAAGAAGCACAGGAGAGCTACAATCGTAAAAAGCAACAATTACTGAATTCAATCAGTAAGGGAGAAAGCATAATAGATCAATTTCAAAATCTAGCTTATAGTTGTTTTAATGATAAAAAAAGACATGTAGAAATAGCTGAATTTATAAAAAAAGAAAATCAGATAATAGTTTTTTGTACTTTAGTAAATGAAGCTATAAATATTGCTAATCTATTAAATTGCTATTTAATCACAGGTGATACTCCATTAAGTAAACGTTCTGAAATAAAAGAGAGTTTTAAAAAAGATAATAAACCTTTAGTAATGACTTTAGGAACAGGTGCTTATGCTTTGAATTTACAATTTTGTAATAAGATTGCATTTAGTAGTATAACATTTGATTATGCAAAAACAGAACAAGCTCTTAAAAGAATTAAAAGAATGGGCCAAGAAAAAGATATTGAGTATATTTATTTTACTTCTAATTTAGGTATATTCAATATGATCTTTGAAAATAACGAAAAGAAAAGAAGTTTAAAAGAATTGTTGATAGACAAGATTAATGAAGGGAGTGATTATTTTGAAAATATATTGTGATGAAAATGTATTTGAAGCTAGTAAAGATAGAGTAAAATATATATTTGATGAATTTGAAAATATATATGTGTCTTTCTCTGGTGGTAAAGATAGTGGAGTATGCATGCATTTAATGTGTGAAGAAGCTAGAAAAAGAAATAGAAAAATAGGTGTCTTATTCATTGATATAGAAGCACACTATCAAATGACTATTGACTATTCAATTCAAATGATAGAAAAGTATAAAGATGTAATTACACCTTACTGGATATGTTTACCTATGCTTACAGATAACAGTTTATCCTACAATGAAATGACTTGGAGTTGGTGGGAAACTGAAAAGAAAGATATTTGGGTAAGGGAAATGCCAACAATGGATTATGTTATCAATGTAGATAATAATCCTATTGATTATTACAAGTACAATATGACTTTTGAAGATTTTGTTGCTAAGTTTGGTAAGTGGTTTGGTAAAGATGAAAAGACAGCCTGTATAATAGGTATAAGAACACAAGAGAGTTTAAACCGTTGGAGAGCCTTAACAACTAAAAATAAACGTAAATACAAAGATATAATGTACTCTACACAGGTTGATGAAAATGTATATAATTTTTATCCTATATATGATTATACAACAGAAGATATTTGGACTTATTATGGAAAGACTAGGAATGAGTACAATAAATTTTATGATTTAATGTATAAAGCTGGAGTATCAATTCATAGTATGAGAATTGATGAACCGTTTGGAGATACAGCAAAAGCTGGATTAAATATGTTTAAAATAATTGAACCTAAAACTTGGGTGAAAATAGTTGGAAGAGTTGCTGGAGCTAATTTTGGAAATATCTATGCAAATTCAACTATAAATACAGCTAATTATAAATTACCGAAAGGTCACAGTTGGGAAAGCTTCACATATTTTCTTTTAGATACATTGCCAAAAAATGCTAGTGATCATTACAAAGAAAAATTCAATAAGTTTATAAAATGGTGGACAGAGAAAGGTTCTGGAATGAGACAAGAAGACATCGATATATTAAATATCAATTACAACGGAGCTATATTTCAAACTGGAGAAATGAGTACTAGAGGTAATAAGGATAAAGAGGTAATTAAGTTTAATCATGTTGTTGATACTATTCCAGAACTTGACAGTAAGCAAGATGTTTTAACGTGGAAAAGAATGGCAATGTGTATTATTAAAAATGATTATTTCTGCAAAAGTTTATCATTTGGAATAAGTAAGGAACAGTTGAAAAGAAGAAAGGAGACAATGAAGAAATATGAGTCAATTTTATAGTCCAGTATATAACATTAAAAGAGTGCCTGTAGAAAAAATTCAAGCAAATAGCTATAACCCTAACCATGTAGCACCGCCAGAAATGAAACTACTTTATAAATCAATTCTAGAGGACGGTTACACAATGCCTATAGTGTGTTACTACTTAGAAGATATAGATAAGTTTGAAATAGTTGATGGCTTTCATAGATATACTGTGATTAAGAAGCATAAAGATATATTTGAGCGTGAGGGCGGCTGTTTGCCAGTATCTGTTATTAATAAACCTATAAGTGATAGAATGGCTTCAACTATCAGACACAATAGGGCAAGAGGCTCTCACGATGTCGAACTTATGACTAATATTGTAACTGAATTAGTAGAAAGTGGATGTTCTGATAGATGGATAATGAAAAATATCGGAATGGATGCAGATGAACTATTAAGATTAAAACAATTAAGTGGTTTAGCAGCGATATTTAAAGATAAAGAATTTTCTAAAGCTTGGGTTGTTGAATAAATTTATTTCTGATATAATTATAAAAAATATCTAGGAGAAGAAACATGAATAAAGTATCTGAAGCTAAACTAAGAAGCAATAAAAAATGGGATGATAATAATCGTGAACGTAA